CTAATATTGAGCAGCAGTCACTTGAGTTTGTGAAATACACGCTTGACCCTTGGGTTATCAGATGGGAGCAGTCACTGTTTCGTGCACTCCTATCTGAAGAAGAAAAAAGTACTTATTTCTTTAAATTGAATGTTGAGGGACTGCTTAGAGGAGATTATGCAAGCCGTATGAACGGTTATGCAACAGCCAGACAGAATGGCTGGATGAGCGCAAATGATATCAGACAGCTTGAGGATTTGGATAGAATCCCAGTGGAGCTTGGTGGAGATTTGTACTTGGTAAACGGCAATATGCTGCCGCTTGAGAAAGCCGGTGCAGCTTATGCAAATACAGAAAAGAAGGAGGACGCAGATGAAGAAACAGAAGAAGTTCTGGAACTGGATAAACCAGCAAGAAACAGAAGACAGCAAGGAACGAGTGCTTGAACTGTATGGAACCATCGCAGAAGTATCATGGTTTGACGATGATGTGACACCACAGATGTTTCGAGATGAACTTTTTGCAGGAAATGGACCCGTTACTGTTTGGATCAACTCGCCAGGTGGTGACTGCATTGCTGCGAGTCAGATTTATTCCATGCTGATGGATTACGAGGGAGAGATAACAGTCAAGATTGATGGTATTGCAGCCAGCGCCGCATCTGTCATTGCGATGGCAGGAACGACTGTCCTTATGGCACCGACAGCATTGATTATGATCCACAATCCAATGACGGGAGCATTTGGAAATCATGCAGATATGGAAAAGGCAATCGAGATGCTTGATGAAGTAAAAGAAAGCATTATCAATGCCTATGAGATTAAGACGGGGTTATCCCGTTCTAAACTGTCACATCTTATGGATGCAGAAACCTGGATGAATGCAAACAAAGCGGTAGAGCTTGGGTTTGCAGATGACATCCTTGCGGATGAAAAGAGAAGTGCAGACAGCAGCGAAGCATATTTATTTTCTGGAAAAGAGACGGAAACAAGGCTTATGAATAAGCTGATGACTCATTTCAAACCGGAGCCTAAGAATATGACACCTGCAAAGGCAGCAGAGATTCCCGCAAAACGGGAAATAAAAGAGCCTGAAACAAATGGAACTAAAGTTGATGAGCTTGAAAAAAGGCTCAATCTAATCAAACCTTAAGGAGGAATTTATAATGAGTAAGATTAATGAATTACGCGCACAGAGAGCAAAGACATGGGAGCAGACTAAGGCATTCTTAGATTCCCACAGAAACGAGAAGGGTATTCTTTCAGCAGAGGACACACAGACCTATGAAAGAATGGAGCAGGAGATTGTTGATCTCGGAAGAGAAATCGACAGACAGGAGAGAATTGATGCAATGGAGCGTGAGATGAACGCACCAACAGCCACTCCTCTTACTGCGAAGCCTGATAACAATAAGAAGGATACAAAGGCAGGCAGAGCTTCTGATGCTTACAAGGAAGCATTTTGGAACCAGGTTCGTGCCAAGGATGGTGTATCTTACAAGGTTCGTAATGCACTTTCAGAGGGTGTTGATTCAGAAGGTGGCTATCTTGTACCGGATGAATTTGAGCGTACTTTAATCCAGGCACTTGAAGCAGACAATGTGATTCGTGAGCATTCCCATGTAATTACAACTTCCAATGGGGTTCACAAGATTCCGGTAGTTGCTACAAAGGGTGTTGCAAACTGGATTGATGAGGGTGGTTCTTATGGGGACAGCGATGATGTATTCGGACAGGAGCAGATTGATGCTCATAAGGTTGGTACTATCGTGAAGGTATCCGAGGAACTTCTTAATGACTCTGCTTTTGACTTGGAGACATATTTCAGAGAGGAATTTGCAAGACGTATCGGAAGCAAGGAAGAGGAGGCGTTCCTTATCGGTGATGGTGTGAAGAAACCTACAGGTATTCTTCATTCTGCAGGTGGTGCAGATATCGGAGTTAAGGCGGCAAGTGCGACAGCAATTACTGCAGATGAGATTATCGATCTTTTTTACAGCCTTAAGTCTCCATATCGTAAGAATGCTATCTGGGTACTTAATGATTCTACAGTCCGTGAAATCAGAAAGCTTAAGGACAATAACGGACAGTTCTTATGGCAGCCGGGCCTTAGAGAAGGAGAGACAGATACACTTCTTGGCAAGAAGATTGTAACAAGTGCTTATGCTCCTGAGATTGCAGCGGGTGCAAAGACTGTTCTTTTCGGGGATCTTTCCTACTACTGGATTGGTGACCGCCAGGGCATTACATTCAAGAGACTCAATGAAAGATATGCCGATTTAGGACAGGTAGGATTCCTCGCATCTAAGAGAGTGGACGGTAAGCTTGTACTTCCAGAAGCAATCAAGGTTCTTCAGATGAAGGCAGGAACTGCATCTAAGTAAGACAGAGGGGGTAACGAATCGTTGCTCCCTTGATTTATGAAAGGTGGTGGCACGAATGCTAATATCACTTAAGAAAATGAAAGAGTATCTGAAAGTGGACTTTGATGATGACGATGCTGTTATCCGAAATTTGGAAGGAGCAGCAGAAAAAATGGTTATGGACATTGTGAGAGTTGATAGTCTGGAGTCTTACAAAACTGACCATTATACAAAGACCGCAGTCATGTATGCCACAGCCTATCTGTATGAGCATCGTGAGGATGCAGACCACCACACTTTAACACTTACTCTTCGTTCCCTCTTATTTGGGAACAGACGGGAGGTGTTTTAGGTGGATATTGCACTGATGAATGTGAAGATACTGTTTCAAAAGAATGCGGTTCAGACAGATAAAATCGGAAATCACATAAATACCTGGGAGGATTATTATTCCTGCCACGCCACAGTAAGTGGTGAGGGTGGAACAGAAAAGACTGTAGCAGGACTTGTGGTTGATGACTCTGACATCAGTTTTTCTGTGAGATATTGTCGATTGGTGTCAAAGATTGAAAGTACGGGATATCGCATTATTTTTAATGAAACTATCTATAATATTCTCTCCGTTGACCACATGAACTATAAGAGAAAATCCGTGAAGTTTAAGTGCCAGAGAGTAAGGAGGTAGTGATGGGAAATACAATCAAAATCGACCAGCTTGCTGCGGAAATCATGAAGGGACTGACTGAATACGCAGATATGGCCACGGATGATATGAAAGCAGCTGTGAAAAAAGCAGGTACTTCCGTGAAGAAAGATATTCAGAGTGCCGCTCCAAAGGATACTGGAAAATATGCAAAGAGCTGGACAACCAAAACCACAAAAGAGACATCAAATTCTCTTGAGGTTACGGTGTATTCTCCAAGCAAATATCAGTTAGCACATTTATTGGAGTTTGGTCACGCCAAACGTGGCGGTGGAAGAACCAAGGCACAGCCACACATTGCACCTGCCGAGGAGCGTGGCGTGGAAACATTGGAGCGAGAAATCGAGAAAGCATTGAGGTAGGCTATGGATGAATTGATACAAATCATTGAAGAAATGGGCATCCCTTTTGCTTATGATCATTTCGCAGAAGGGGAAAGTCCAGACCCTCCGTTTATCTGTTATCTTATTCCCGGTACTGATAACTTTGCAGCAGACGGAAGAGTGTATTATAAGACAAACGAAGTAAGAATTGAACTTTATACAGATAGGAAAGACTTATCTGTGGAAGAAAAAGTAACTGCCGTGCTTGATAGCCACGGTATTTTTTATACACAGTCGGAAACATGGATTGAATCAGAAAAGCTGTATGAAGTCCTGTTTTCATTTGAAATAGCTTGAGAAAGGAAGGTTTGTTATGGGAAATAACAAGAAAAATAAGGTCAAGTACAACCTAAAGAATGTACATTATGCTTTGCTTTCCATTGCAGAAGACGACACGGTTTCATACGGAACTCCGGTACCTATTCCAGGTGCTGTATCCATCGGACTTGATGCAAATGGCGAGCCAAGTAACTTTTATGCAGATGGATATGCTTATTACACCATTTCCAACAATATGGGTTATGAAGGTGATCTTGAGATTGCAATGGTTCCAGAGTCATTCCGTGTGGATGTCTTAAAGGAAGAATTGGATTCCAATAAAGTGCTTGTGGAAAATGCAAATGTAGAAACTGCTAATTTTGCACTGATGTTTGAGTTTGATGGCGATATTAAGAAGATTCGTCATGTCATGTATAAGTGTGCTGCATCTCGTCCAAGCATTGAGTCTCAGACAAATGAAGATGAAATCGAGGTACAGACAGAAACACTTTCACTGAAAGCAACTCCACTTGCAAACGGATATGTAAAGGCTAAGACTGGAGATGACACAACGGATGCTACATATCAGAACTGGTATAAGGCCGTGTATATGCCACAGGCGACAGCAGAAAAAGCAGCATCACAGGCAAGCACATCGAAGTAAGGAGGGCATGATAAATGGGAATGACAAGAAAAATCGAGATTGACGGCAAAGAGGTTCTTTTCAGGGCCTCTGCCGCCATTCCGAGAATTTATAGAATTAAGTTTCACAGAGATATTTATAAGGATTTGTCAGCACTGGAAAAGGCAATTGATAAGAACTCAGAGGAAGGTTCAACACTTGATACTTTTTCTCTTGAAATGTTTGAGAACATTGCCTATATCATGGCCAAACACGCAGACAGCACAATTCCTGATACCCCGGAGGAGTGGTTGGATGAATTTAATACATTCTCCATTTACCAGGTACTTCCGAAACTCATCGAGTTATGGGGACTAAATGTTCAGACAGATGTAACTGCTAAAAAAAACCTCGCCGGGTTGACAGACCGATGACAACACCATTATTTCTGCTTAGATGCGTACAGCTTGGTATCTCCATCCGTGACCTTGATTTACTCACGATAGGAATGGTCAATGATATGTATGCAGAAAGCAGCAATGATGATTGGAATTATAATACAGTTGCGACTCAGGAGGATTATGACCGTTTTTGATAGTAGAAAAATTCACATTTTCATAGTATAATAATCTTCATGGAACTTTGGTTAGTTCCGTGAAAAAAATCATTTTTTTGATTGATTTACAGGTGTGTTTTATTGATATAAGGTTATTATAATTGTGACACCATCGGTGACACAATTTGGAAAGAGGCTTGAATATGGGAAATCTGATAAATACTGACAACGAATATAAGAATTGGATAACAGAAATATCCAATGACTTTAAAAAAAGTCAGATTCGAGCAGCAGTAAAGATAAACGAAGAAATGCTGCATTTTTATTGGAAGCTTGGTAAAGGAATTTCTTCTATGAGTGACCAATATGGATATGGATCAGGATTTTACAAAACTGTAAGTGATGATTTAAAAACAATCTTGCCGGATGTAAAATCTTTTTCTCCAACAAACTTAAGATATATGAGATATTTTTATGAGTTGTATCCAGAAGCAGAAAATTATCCCCAGGTTGAGGATGAATTGAATGGTCAGAAGAATTATCCCCAAGTTGGGGATGATTTGAAACTCATCTTTAGAATTCCGTGGGGACATAATAAATTAATCCTTGATAAGTGTAAGGGCAATACAGAAAAGGCTTTGTTTTATGTAAAAAAGACAATTGAAAACAATTGGTCGAGAGATGTATTGCTGAATTTCTTAGGAACGGATTTATTTGAAAGACAAGGTAAGGCAATCACAAACTTTACTGCTACACTTCCATCGGATCAAAGTGATTTAGCACAGGCCATAACAAAAGATCCATATAATTTTGATTTCTTGACATTGCGTGAAAGATATGATGAGAAAGAACTAAAGGATGCACTTATAAATAAAGTGAACAACTTCCTTATGGAGCTAGGCACAGGTTTTGCATATATGGGACGAGAAGTTCGCATAGAGGTTGGTGAAGTTGAAAAATTTATAGACATGTTATTTTACAATACACAAAGGCATTGCTATGTGGTTGTTGAAATAAAAACTGGTAAATTTGATTCTTCATACGCAGGTCAGCTAGGCACATATGTAGTTGCAGTAAATCATCAGTTAAAAACAGAAGCAGATAATCCTACGTTGGGATTATTGGTTTGTAAGGATATGGATAAGGTTGAAGCACAGTATGCATTGGAATCAACCAGTCAACCACTGGGAATTTCGAGTTATGAATTATCAAAACTTGTTCCAGAGGAATTTAAGGGAAGTATGCCAACGATAGAAGAAATCGAGGCAGAATTGAAATAAACTCAATCGGCACTTCCGGTTATCGATAATAACTAAATAGCAAATGCAAGGCATCAATCAGCAATGGTTGGTGCTTTTTTCGTGGGATAAAATTTATTCCCAACTTTTTTAATTTATTCCCAACATTGCCTGGAGAAATCCGGGCTTTTTTAATGCTTATTTTTACGAGAGGAGGTATTTGCCGTGGCAAATCGAATAAAGGGTATTACTGTCGAGATTGGCGGCGATACCACCAAACTTCAGACTGCCTTAAAGGGTGTCAACGGACAGATTAAAAGTACACAGCAGCAGTTAAAGGATGTAGACAAGCTGTTAAAACTAGATCCGGGCAATACAGAACTGCTTGCTCAAAAACATAAATTGCTTGCAGAGGCTGTGGGTGAAACCAAAGAAAAACTGGCAACACTGAAAACAGCAGCTGAGCAAGCAAATACAGCACTTGCCAATGGAGAGATTTCCCAGGAACAGTATGATGCACTGCAAAGGGAGATTATTGAAACAGAGCAGGATCTAAAGAAATTAGAAACGCAGGCAAATCAATCTGCAACAGCGATGCAGAAAATTGCATCTGCTGGAGAAAAGCTAAAAACAACTGGAGATAATATCTCAAATGTCGGACAGAAGTTACTTCCGGCAACGGCAGCGGTAACAGCACTTGGTGGTGCGTCATTAAAGACAGCGGCCGATTTTGAAAGTTCCATGTCCCAGGTACAGGCTACAATGGGTATCACCAAGGATTCCATGTCTACGGTTAACGGCCAATCGGTCAATACGATGGAGACACTTGGAAATCTTGCAAAGAAGATGGGCAGTGAAACTGCTTTCTCTGCTACAGAGTGTTCCCAGGCTCTTAATTATCTTGCACTTGCCGGATATAACACGGAGCAGATGTGCAATACACTTCCTACGGTATTAAACCTTGCAGCGGCTGGTGGTATTGATCTTGCTTCTGCATCGGATATGGTAACAGATGCCATGTCTGCCCTTGGAATGGGTGTAGACGAAGCAGGAACGATGGTTGACCAGATGGCAAAGACTGCATCAACAACCAATACTTCTGTTGCACAGCTTGGAGAGGGTATTCTTACCATTGGTGCGACAGCTAAGTCCGTCAAAGGCGGAACTGCAGAATTGAATACTGCTCTTGGTATTCTTGCCAACAATGGTATCAAAGGTGCAGAGGGTGGTACTCATCTTCGAAATATTATTCTTTCCTTGCAGAACCCTACGGATAAAGCGGCTGATGCAATGGAGTCCCTTGGGGTACAGGTTTATGACTCACAGGGAAATATGCGTTCTATGAATGATATCCTTGGAGATTTGAATACATCAATGGATGGTATGACTTCTGCGGAGAAGGATAATCTCATCAGCAAGATTTTTAATAAGACAGACCTTGCAGCTGCAAATGCTCTGCTTGCAAATACAGGTAAGTCCTGGGATGATTTGCAGAGTTCCATAACAAACAGTGGTGGAGCGGCACAGCAGATGGCAGACACACAGCTTGATAACCTGCAGGGACAGTTAACCATATTAAAGTCAGCTCTTGAAGGGCTGGCTATTTCTTTTGGTGAACTTTTAATGCCGGCATTAAAATCAATTGTTGGTTGGGTTCAGAAGTTTGTGGACTGGCTGAATTCTATGGACGAGGGGACAAAGAAGGTCATTGTAACGATTGCACTGATTGTCGGAGCACTTGGACCTGTACTTATTATCATAGGAAAAGTTATTTCTGCAGTTGGAACAATTATGACACTTGCACCTGCTGTTTCAGGAGCAATCACAGCAGTTAAGACAGCTTTTGCGGCACTGAATGCAACGATGCTTGCAAATCCGATTGTTTTAATTATTGCAGCGATTACTGCACTGGTGGCGGCATTTATTTATCTGTGGAATACGAATGAGGACTTTAGACAATTTTGGATTGACCTTTGGGAAAATGTAAAGCAGGTGGCAATTACTGTTTGGAATGCTATAAAGGCGTTCTTCCAGGCAGTGTGGGATGCGATTAAACTGATATTCCAGACGGTGTTTGAGGTTATTAAGACCCTGGTAGTGACGTACTTTAATGTGTATAAAACCATCATTGAAACAGTCATCAATCTGATTAAGACAATCATTGAGACGGTATGGAATGCCATCAAGTTAGTGTTCCAGACAGTTTTTGAAGTTATCAAGACGATTGTGACTACCTACTTTAATATCTACAAGACCATTATCCAGACGGTTCTTACGATTATTCAGACTGTGGTTACAACGGTGTGGAATACGATAAAGACAGTAATTACTACAGTAATGACAGCAATACAGACGATATTTACAACTGTTTGGAATGCCATCAAGACAATCATCCAAGCGGTGGTTAGTGGAATTAAGGCTCTGATTACGGGAGATTTTACTGCTGTTAAGAATTCCATTACCACGATAATGAATACCATCAAATCCACGATATCAACTATCTGGAATACTATAAAATCAACTGTTTCAACTTTGCTTAATGCTATAAAGGGAGCAGTAACATCGGTATTCAACGGAATTGTAAATGCCGTAAAGGGTGCGATGACAAATGTATTAAATGCAGTCAAAAATGGATTTTCTAATGTGAAGAGTCATATAACGGGACTTGCTTCACAGGCATTTACCTGGGGTAAGGATTTAGTTATGGGAATTGTCAATGGTATCAAATCTTGCATTGGAGCAGTCGGTGATGCCGTAAAGGGTGTAGCAGACAAGATTAAATCTTTCCTGCACTTTTCGGTTCCGGATGAAGGCCCTCTTACAGAATACGAATCCTGGATGCCTGACTTTATGAGTGGTCTTGCAAAAGGAATTGAACAGAATAAAGATATGGTGGCAAAGGCGGTCAAAGGTGTTGCATCGGATATGGTACTGAATCCGCAGGCAGAGAAAAGCCAGCAATTACTAACAAACGGAACCAGCAATGGCAGTTCTGAGGACGGCTCAAATCTGATCAGTGCGATTCGAGATATGATGCGTGGCATGAATGAACCTGGTGGAGATATCGTAATACCTGTTTATCTTGGTGGCACACAACTTGATGAAGTTATTGTAACAGCACAGCAAAGAGCAAATCTAAGAAGTGGAGGCAGATAGGATGGCACATATTCAATATTTGAAATTTGATGACTTAAATCTGCCTCTGCCTAATTCCTATGATGTGGATCTGTCTTCGGTAGAGGCAGACTCATCGGGAGAAACAGAGGCAGGAACAACACAAAGAGATGTGATAAGGGCAGGAGTGGTTTCCATTTCTGTCTCTTTTTCTGTTTCTCCGAAGTGGCTAAAAATCTTAACAGCCTACAGCAAGAAACCAAAGATTGCTGTGGAGTATTTTGATACAGAAGATTTGGAATTAAAGAAAACAGAAATGTATATTGACGGCTATAAGGCAAAACTTGAAAAGGATACAAGCTATAAGGGACTTTGGTCAGTATCTTTTACTTTGAATGAATTTTAGAGGAGGCAGAGATGTATCCAGTTTCAAAAGAATACAAAAAAGCGATAAGTGAATCGTCTCGTTCATTCTTTTGGACGGGAAAAATCACAACCAAGCAAGGAAAAGAATATTTATTTGACAATAAAGATATCGTGAAGGGCTCTGGGTATATCAGCAGACAGTGTTCAGGTTCTTCTGAGATAGAACTAGGTTCGGTATATGCTGCAGAACTGGGCATATCCTTGTTTTCAAATGTTGACAGATACAGCTTAGAGGATGCCAAGATTACGTTGTCCTTCCACTTAGAAGTAGAGGATAATACCTATGAGGAAGTGCCGATGGGTGTGTTCTATGTGGCAGAGGCAAACAGAAAGATTAAGACACTAGAACTTAAGGCCTATGATGCAATGCTCAATCTTGAAAAGAATTTCAATAAAGGTTTATCAAGCGCATTTCCTTATGACTTCCTATCACTGCTTTCCAAAGCCTGCCATGTGGAAC